GATCACGCTGCGGTGCGCCTTGCACTACAAAGATCTCCGCCCCGATCTCAAAGCGGTCGCCCGCCGCCAGTTCCGGACAATCGCTGATGCGGACATCCAGAACCACGCTGTCACTGACCAGCCGCGCCGCGCCAAATTCGACCATGCGGTCCGGGCTACGGCGCATCACGCGGATCGCCAACTCCGGCCCGATGCCCATTTGCTGATAAAGCGCCGGGGTGGAAAGGTTCGGGTCTGTGAAGAGAACGTCCAGCGCCTGCGCAAAAGCCGTCATCAGGTCCGCCGTGCTGAGCGCAGCACCTGTGGCCGAGTGCAGATCGGCAGCGGATTACTCTCGATCTCGAGGCGCACCCACTCGTCGCGGTCACGGTCGGGGATCATCCGCGCGTAGAGCGGCTGGCCCAGCGTGTTTACCGTCTCGAAGGTATCAGCGGGGGCGTAGTAAATCTCGAACAGCCCCTCGACGCCTTCAGGATAGAAATAGGCCTTGTCGGTCGGCACACCAAATCCAAGGCCGCCACGATAACGGTGGAAGCTGATGCCGCCAAAGCTGACCGCTTCCCCGACGCGGCCCCGCAGATCAGCTGCGGCGGCCGTGTTCAGATAGGTCTCGCGCACTTCCTTATGGGCGACCAGATCAGCAAAAAAGGCAGAGCCGCATTCAGCGCGAAGTTGTACCTGGCCAGCGGCGAGCCCGCCAAGACTGTCCTCAACAGTTTCGATCAGGGCTTGGCAGCGTTTGCGCAGCGCCCCCGAGCCGGGGGTGGCATTGTCGAGGTCAAAATCCACTTCCGCCGCAGGGGTGATGCCAAACTCGGTGTAGTAGTTGATCACGGTCGCACCGTCCTTGGGGTCTTTCACCACCCCTTGAATGCCGTTGAAGAGATGGAACTCAAAGGTGGCCTCGGCGTCATTTCGGAGCCGCCCCATCTTGCGCGCCACCTCTGCTTGCACCTGTTGGGTTGCGGTTTCCGAGCCAAAGTCACGGATACCCTGGATCTCTGAGGCCCAGAGCACATCCTGCTTTTTAAACTGCCGGCAGACGAACGCCCGCATGTCGCGCCGTTCAGGGACCTGTTGTTCGTAAGCCGCGCCGCGCTCCGAGAACGGGATCAACGACAGCGTGCCATTGCGGCTCTCAATCATAATCGTACGCGCCCGCACGCCGCGCGCGCCAAACAGGTTTGCCCCCGAGAGGATCGCAGGCTTGAAGGGGATGTTTTCGAGCGCGCGGGTCAGCTCGATAATGGAGAAGGCGTCGCCTTCAAAGATGTCCATGGTGGCCATGAGCCGACCTCCTATTCAGGTGGGGATGATGGGTCTGTGCCGATCGCTCAGCGTAAAATGATGCCAAGGGCTGCCAGCGCCGTGGTGGCAGCAGTGATCTGCGCCTCAGTGGCGCCCTCGGGCAGGATGATCTCGTGGCGGTTCACGATGGCAGGGCCGCGCAAGATCACCACGCTGGCCGCGTCTGCATCGGTTGCGTCGGCTTTGTCCCAGAGGATGCCAGCAGCGTTCTGGCTGCCATTCGTGGCACCGGGGGCGAGGCCCGTGTATTTGCCACCGGTGGTGATCTTGCCCAGCACGGTGCCGGGCGAAAGCTTGCCTGCGCCGGACGCGATCGTGACGGTTTCGCGGGTGTAATCGCGCAGCACCTCCCAGATCAGGAAGCCGCCTGCGTGTTTGCCTTCTATGAGCGTAGTCATTGTGGTTTATCCTTTTTGGCGGAAAGTGCGGGCGATGACATCGCCCCAAGGGCGTGTGGTGGAACTGCGCCCGGGTTGTGGATGATGCGGGGTAATCTGGGGATCAGCCTCAGCCTTGGCGGCCAGAAGCTGCGTGCGGACCGCATCCAGACCGGCGTCCTCCTCGAGGAACCGCCCTGCCATCTGCGGCTGTCCCGCCAGACGGCAAAGGTCGATCACGGCGCGGGCGTGGGCAATCACCTCGGTGCGGATAGCAGCGGCGTCCGGTGCTGCGATGGCAGCTGTCACGCAGCTTTCCGCCCCGCTCGATAGGGTGTTTCCGTCTGCAACACCCTCGCCTTGCCCAATCGGCGCCGATGGATCCTCTGCTGGGGTTGTGCGGTCGCCTGGAGTGATGTTGTCTTTTCCAACATCACTTTCGGGCGCCGCCGGCGGGGTTGTCTCCGTCGTCTGATCCGGATCGACTTCTAAACCGTTGGAGGCGGAAACGGTTTCCGCGACGTCCTCGAGCAGCGAAGGCGGCGCGTTGCTGAACCGGCCAATGTCGAAGCTGGCAGCGAGTTTCACGGGCTCAGCAATGCGGTCGATAAAGCCAAGGTCGAGCGCGTCTTTGGCATCAAACCAAGTTTCCGCGGCCATCAAGGTCGCAATTTCGTCGTCAGACTTGCCAGATTTTGCCGCATAGCCCTGGATCAGGCTGCCTTTCACCTTGTCGAGCGCCCCTGCGGTCGTGCGCATGTCCTCGGCAGTGCCCATCACCAGTCCCGAGGGGTCATGGATCATCAGGAAGGCGTTTTCTGGCATGACAATCTCGTCGCCCGCCATGGCAATGTAGCTTGCAGCCGAGGCCGCGATGCCATCGATCCAAACCGTGATTGTGCCCGCATGGCGCTTCAGCGCGTTGTAGATCGCCACCGCGTCGAAAACCGAGCCGCCGGGGCTGTTGAGGCGCAGATCTATCGCGGCATCGTCAGGCAGCGCGCACAGTTCCGCCAGGAACCCCTTCGCCGTGACGCCATAGGCGCCGATTTCGTCATAGATCAGCACTTCCGTGCCCATTGCCCGGGCGCGGATGGTGTACCAACTCTTCATGGTGTTACTCCTGTTGTGTGGCGGGATCGGACGCCGTTGCGACACAGTCCCGGTCATTGCCATTGCCCGGGTCCGGACGGGTGGCGGGCGTGGCACGCGCGCCTTGCGTTTCGCCAGGGCTGGTGCGGTACTGCAGACCCAATGCTGCAACGCGGGCCGCGTCGGCTGCGTTTTCGCGGTCAATTTCCTCGACGTCGTAACCCGTCGCCTCGACAACCTTGCGGCGCGAGACAATCCCGGCCTCCATCGCCAGAACCTGCGCCTGAATGTCTTTCAGCGGATCAACCCAATCCCAGCGTGGCGGGATCCAATTCACGGCGCGGTACCGCGCAGGCGAGCCTGCATAGTCTGGCAAGTCCAAGGCACCCGACAGCACCGCCGTCTCTAACCAGCGTGCCCAAACCCTGCGGCAAAGCTGATGTGCGACAACACCGTGCTGCAGTTGTTCAACCCTTCGACGGAACTCGACCAATTCAGCGCGCAGACTGGAGTAGTTCGCTTGGCGCACGTCGCCCGTGACCAAATGATACGGTAGACCGAGCGAGGCCGAGACCGACAGCAGCGTGCGGTACTGGAACGCCTCATAGCCGCCACCGACATCGGCAGGGCTGGAGAACTTGACGTCTTCGCCCGGAAGCAGCACCTGCAGCGTACCGGGTTCCAGACTGACGGTGGCACCACTGTCATCGGTCGCCTCAATCTCGCCCATAAGCTGCTCTTCTGGTGCTGTCTTGGTGATGAAGCCTGCGAACATCGCAGCCGTTTTCTTGCGGTCCAGTTCGGCGTCATCATATTGGTCGAGCAGAAACAACCGCACCATGGCAGGCGCCATATGCGGCAACCCTCGGATTTGCCCTGCGTCAATGGGGCGGTAGATGTGCAGAACATCCTCGGCTGGCACCCGGGTCGTCAGCGGCACTGGCACGGTCTGGTCCGTGCTGTCCCCGGGGTGACGGCGCCGGAAGTGATACGCCACACGCCGTCCGATCAGGTCAAACTCAATCCCGCAACGGATTGGATTGCCGTTGGCGGCGGTCTCTGTCTTCTCGAAGGGAAGCATTTCAGACTGCAATAGCTGCAGCTGGATCGGCACCAGCAGGCCATCCTCGGACCGTCGCGGGCGCATCCGCACAAAGCATTCGCCCGCGACGAACATCTCGCGCGCCACCATCGCTTGTAACCCATAGAAATCAGTCAGACCGTCAGCATCCGCCTCATCGGTCCAGGCAAGCCAGAGCCGCTGCACCTGATCACGCAGCGCCGGGTCTTCAATCAGCGACGACGGCTTGATCCCATCGCCCACCAGGTTCGACGCAAAAGCCTCGCAAGCATTTGCGGCATAGCCGTTTGTCACCACCAACTCACGCGACCGCGCCAAAAGACGCGGGCCGCCCGAGGCGACCAGCGAGTTGATATTTTCCAAGGGCGGTTGCCAGCCCCGCAAGCGCCGCTGCGACATTGCCCCTTCCAGTCGCGCACGAACGTCTTTTGGGCCGCCAGTTCCCCGGCGGCGAAAGCCATCAAACCAGCCCATGCGTTACAGCCCTTTGCTGGTTATAACGCGCACTTGGCGGATAATCTTGCGCCCCTCGGCCGCTGCGATATCGCGGTCCAGTACCTCGATGGCCCGGTCGATTTCAGCGATGCTGCGGTAATCGACAGTTTTACCGTCGTAACTCACGCGGGCCACGCCCGAGGAGCGCTGCGCCGAGAGGGCATCACGGCGAGTTTTAAGGTCAGAAATTGTGGGCATGTTTACCTCATGTAATTTGATGGCATCGAGCGCCGCCGCGCGGGGCTGCGCACTGCACGAATGGATCCTGCGGCACCCTTGTCTTGATCCGCATTGTCGCTGCTGTCCCCGGCCACTTGCGTCTCCAGATCGACCCAACGCGCCTCTGACCAGCGATCTGCCCCGATGATCCAGGCAGCCGCGCGGGCGTAGACGCGGCAATCCAGTGCCTCGTTGCGCTCGCGCAGCTTTTGCCATTCAAGCCGGGCAAAGCCGCGTTTGGTGCGCACGGTGACCAGTTCCTCGGCCACCAGCTGCTTCAGCCATTCGCTGTCCACCCAATCCGGCAGATGCACCGTGCCGGGCGGATGCGTTGCCCCCTCGGCCAGTTCCTCCTTTGTCGGGCGCGGCAGGCCGAGGTGTCGGTAGGTTTCCGCCTTG